ATATGTACATTAGAATGGATGCCTTTAGAATTATTTTCAGCCTATTTAGAAAAATTAATAAGCAGTATAAAAAAGAAACAATATGCGGAAAGAGAAGTATGATACAGAAATACTAGATGAAGCAATGAACAATGCTTTTCAAATTATCATAGGTAATAAAACTTTTGATAAGATAATGGATGAAGAAGGAGAATGTTCGTTGCCTTTTGATATTAGACAGGAAGAACCTGATCTAGAAGGTATGATTGAATATTTTATCGAAACCGAGGAATACGAAAAATGTGCTGTTTTGCAAAAAATAAAAGACGAAAATGAAAAAATTTATAGAGATATTTAAAGATGATAATGATTGGAATGAAAAAGCTATTGTAGGCTTTATTGCATTTGTAATTATGATTTTAATAATGTTAGCTGACGTAATCACAGGATGGTGCGGCAGAGATTTAGTAATTAATGAATTTGTCTATGACTCATTCCTATTCCTAGTGTTAGGATGTTTTGGAATTGCAGGTATAGAAAAATTTGCAAAAAAATAAATATGTGGGAATTTTTAAGACACGCAACTGGGCTTTGTGGGGAACCACACCCTAGCCTATTGACTTTATTGATGGGTACGCCTGTTGTAGGTTATTTAATGTATAAATTTAAATTTAAAAAGAATGAAAAGTAAAATTTGTAAATGGGTAAAAGCTATAACCTTTGGTTTAGTTTGTTTTGATTGGTGTGTAAAACCTGAAGTGTGCGACGCAGGCGATAAATGTTGTAGAGGTATTATATAATGAAGTTAGGTAGAATTAGCGAGCATGTAAGTTATCGTGAGGGTGTGCGTAGTAGAACTGCGGATAGGCTAGGTTTGGAGAATGTTCCAAATACAGAACAGCTTAAGTGTATGAAAGAAGTGGCAGAAGGTTTGTTTGAGCCATTAAGAAAATGGGTTGGTGGACCAATAAAAATTAATAGTTTTTTCAGAGGAGAACCTCTTAATACTGCTATCGGAGGAAGTAAGCGATCACAGCATATGAAGGGCCAAGCTATGGATATTGATGATACTTTTGGGCATAAAACAAATGCAGAAATGTATCATTATATAAAAGATAATCTAGATTTTGATCAAATGGTTTGGGAGTTTGGAGACGAAGATAATCCTAATTGGATACATGTTAGTTATGTTACCCATAGGCCAAACAGAAAAAAGCTTACAGTAGCTTTAAGAAAAAACGGTAAAACTGTATACGAACATAGAGCAATATAGATATGAATCATTTCCAAATAGTACCACATTTTGTAAACACTAGAGAATTCTCTTGTGAAGCTAAGCACTTCATAAAGAATGGATACTATACTAGTTCTCCTCCTGGAACTTATGCGTATAGAGAGTACTGGGATGAACAAACTCGTAGGTGTATGGAAGGTTTTGAAATAGGAGGAGTTAGAATTACAGGAGCTCACTATTTTTATTTGAATTTTACACAAATTAAAGCTACAGTAAAACAAGGTAAAATAGAGAGAAAGGTTCTAACGTTTCCTTCTTTTCTTGATATGGATTATTACTATTTTATGGAAGTAGAATTAGCTAGACAAAACGGTCAAGGTATGATTGTAGCTAAAGCAAGACGAAAAGGATTCTCTTACAAAAATGGTGCATTATGTGTATATCAATATAATTTCTTTAGGGATTCTACAAGTATTATTGGAGCTTATTTAAATGAATATTCTGGAGCAACTATGAGTATGGCATTTGAAATGTTAAACTTTATAAACAAACATACTGCTTGGGCAAAACGTAGAAATCCAGATAGAAGAGATTTTGTTAAAGCTAGATTTAAAGAAGTTGTAGATGGACAAGAAGTTTGGAATGGTTATAATAGTGAAATATATACATTAACATTTAAAGATAACTTCTCTGCAGCTATTGGTAAGACGGCTGACCTTATGTTGTTTGAAGAGGCTGGAAAGTTTCCTAATCTTATAAATGCATACATGGTAACAGCACCAGTATTTAGAGATGGTAATGTTATGATTGGTATGCCTCTTATATTTGGAACAGGAGGTGACATGGATGGAGGATCTAATGACTTTGCTGAAATGTTTTACAATCCAGAAAAATATTGGTTACGTCCATATGAAAATATTTGGGATGATGGTGGAGCAGGAACTAATGCAGGATTTTTTATTGATGATATGTGGTATAAGCCTGGAAAGGTAACTATGGAAGATGGTCAAGTTGTAGATATGGTAGATAAAGATGGTAACTCAAACAGAGAAGCTGCTGAGCATTTTTTAGATACAGAGCGACAAATACTAAAAACTACAGACAGTAGAACTACTTGGGAAAAATATATTACACAGTCACCAAAAACTCCAAGAGAAGCATTCTTAAAAACTAGTGGAAATATATTCCCAACAGTAGAATTGAATGCTTGGTTAGCAGAACTTGAAGTAACAAAAAAGGCACAAGATCTTGCTATGATTGGAGAATTATATTGGGAAAAAGATAAAGTAAAGTGGATGCCTAATAATGAGCTAAAGCCTATTAATAAATTTCCACTAAAACCAAATGAAGACAAAGAGGGTTGTATTGTTATTTGGGAACACCCATATAGAGATGAAAGTGGAACTAGTCCTTTTGGTTTATACATTGCAGGAACTGACCCGTATGATCAAGATGACTCTACAACAAGTTCTTTGGGGAGTACATTTATCTATAAGACTTTTCAAAAATTTGATAAGACTTACAACATGCCTGTAGCAGAATATACAGGTAGACCTGAGACCGCAAAAGAATATTATGAGAATGTTAGAAAACTTCTTACATATTACAATGCGCAAACCTTATACGAGAATAACTTAAAAGGTTTGAAAATTTATTTTGAACAAAAGAAGTGTTTGCATTTATTGAAAGCTCAACCAAGTATTCTAAAAGATATTGTAAATAGAACTACAGTAGCAAGAGGATACGGAGTACATATGAGTCAGCCAATAAAAGTACAAGCAGAAATATATTTGAGAGATTGGTTATTAGAAAAGCAGGCTGATGGAGAAGATGGAAATGATAAATTAAATTTACATTCTATTTTATCAATGCCTCTTTTAAAAGAACTAATTGCATATGACAAAGATGGAAACTTTGACCGTGCCATAGCATTTATGTTATGTATTTTACACTCTCATGAAAACTATCATATTGATTTAGAAGCTCAATTTGATTATGGTTTAGGTGATAAATTCTGGCGTACTTCACACTTCAAAAAGAGAAAAGTTAGATTTTAAAGAAGATTTTAAAGAAAAATATATATTTTTGTAAATTAATTTAGGGATAATGGAAGAAAACATGGGATCATACATTCTGGGAGATTTGCCAAGGCAGAAACTAACCAGGAATAAAAAAGGAAAGAAATGGGGTCGTACTTGTATAGACGAGCTCGAAAAAATTACGTACGGTGATGTGCAGTACAATGGAAGATCGTCTAGGTATAAAAAACAAATTAATTATGATTTATTTAATGGTAAACTAGATCAGCAAGATTTTCAATATGTATTGAATCCATTTGGATTTAGTGAAGGAGAGTTTCCTGCACAGATGCAACACTATGATATTATATCCCCTAAACTGCAACTTCTTATCGGTGAAGAAATCAAACGACCATTTAATTTTAAAGTAGTATCTCATGATCCCGATGCTATATCAAAATTAGAAGAAAGAAAAAAAGAAATGATGATGCAGTATCTTTACAGCGTTGTCGTTAGTCCAGAAGAAGAAGCAGCACAACAGCAAGAGTTACAAAAGTTGCAAGCCACAGATCCCGAAGCTGCTGCAACTTACCAGCCTAAAACTCCAGCTCAAATAGAAAAATATATTAATTACGAATATAGAGATTTAAGAGAAGTCACAGCTCAAGGTATATTAGAATATCTTGTACGTGAAGACGACTTGCAACTTAAATTTAATCAAGGATTTAAAGATGCATTAATTGCAGGTGAAGAGATTTATTATGTAGCAGATGTAGCTGGCAATCCTACCGTAAGACTATGTAATCCTCTAGATGTAAGAGTTATTTTAGATCCAGACTCACCTTGGATTGAAGATTCTCAAGCAGTGATTGAAGAAAGATGGTTAACACTATCTACTATCTTAGATGAATTTTATCAAGATTTAGATCCTGCAGATATAGATAAATTAGAAAGAGGACCACAGGGTAGAAATGATAATATGGAAAATGGAATGAATTATCCATATAGTGAATTTAATATTATCAATTATGAAAGATTAGATACAGTTGGAAGCGGGGTCTTTGATCCTGGTAAGATTAGATCTTACAGAAGAAATGGAATGATTAGAGTTCTGCAGGTAGAATGGAAGTCTATGAGAAAAATTGGAATTATATCTTATTTTGATGACGTAGGCCAACCACAAGAAGATGTGGTAGATGAAATATTTGAAGTACCAGAGTATGCTGAGAAAAAAGGTAAATCTTATTTCTTTGATGGTGTAGAATTAAAATGGTATTGGATAAGTGAATACTGGGAGGGAACAAAAATTGGTGAAGATATTTATTGTAATATCAGAGCTAAGAAAAACCAGCGTAGAGATATGACAAATCCTAGTGATGTAAAATCAGGATATGTTGGTTATATATATAATGAAAGAAATTCCGAATCTATATCCCTAATAGATAGAATGAAACCTTTCCAATATTTATATAATATTATTTACTACAGAACAGAACTTGCTATTGCAAAATCAAAAGGTAAAGTTGCATTAATGGATATATCTCAGATACCAGCATCTGAAGGATGGGATGTATCTAAGTGGATGTACTATTTAGAATCTATGGGAGTTATGTTTATTAACTCTAGAGAAGAAGGTAACAGATCGAGAGATGCTGCGCCTTTTAATCAATTCCAAAGTATAGATCTTTCTATGGGTAATTATATTAATACTCATGTACAATTATTAGATGCTATAAAAACAGAACTTGGTGAACTATCAGGTGTATCTAGACAAAGACAAGGTCAAGTACAAACATCAGAACTTGTAGGTAATACTGAAAGAGCTGTTGTACAGTCTTCACACATTACTGAATTTTGGTTCTATTCTCATAACGAATGTAAGAAAAGAGTATTAACTGCATTGTTAGATGTAGCAAAAATGAGTTATAGAAATGGAACAAAGATTCAGTATTTAGGAGATGACATGATGAGAACTTTCTTAAATATTGAAGCTGATGATTTCACTAACTCTAGTTATGGAATATTTGTTTCTAATTCTGCTAAAGATGATAGAGCATTAGAATCGTTAAAGTCACTTGCACAGGCAGCACTTCAAGCAGGAGTTGTAAGCTTTACAGATGTAGCTATGATTTTACAATCAGAGTCTATGGCTAAGGTTAGAAAAATGTTAGAAGGAGCTCAACAAGAAATGGAACAAAAACAAGCTCAAGCTCAACAGGCAGAACAAGAGGCGGCTCAACAAGCTCAACAAATGCAAATGCAAATGGAGCAAGAAAAAGAAGCTAGAGAAGATGCTCGTAATTTACAAGATAATGAAACTAAAATCAAAGTTGCTTTGATAAATGCAGAAGCTAAAATGGTAGATGCGGATGAAAACAATGATGGTTATGTAGATCGTACTGAAGCAACACGAGCAGCTCAAGAAGTATCTGATAATGCTAAAATGCAAATGGAAAGAGAAAAAATGACTGCAGAGCTTGGTTTGAAGAGAGAAGAAATGCAAGAAAAGAAAAGAGCTAATAAGGCAGAAGAGGCTATAAAGAGAACAGCGGCAAATAAGAAGTCTAATGCATAGTAAGTTATTTTCAGAATATCATAGAGCGCGTTTTTCTACAGGAGGTGATCCTGAAGAAAAGAACGAAGCTAATGAAAACTTTTCAGGAGATTGGTATAAACACCCTGCTTCAGATTGGAAAGGCGCTTTTCCTAAAATGTTTTATACAAACGAAGAAGAATATCCTAATTTAAATTTAGATAAAGCCGGATTTATGGCTATAGCTATGTCACAATATATGGGATATGATGGTCCTATACATATGACAAGTGGTGAACGTCTTGGCTATGATCAGTGGAGAGTGATGAAAAAATATCAGTATCCACAAGATATGAGATTATATAGTAGTGGTCTTCAAGGTGCCGTAGCAGATAGTGCTAAATGGTTTGGTTTTAATACTCCAGAAGGTGATAACCACGTTATAAATTGGATTGAAAACCAATATACAGCTTTTGAAAATGGTGAAATAACTGAGAAAGAATTAAAAAGAAGAGTTAGTTCTCACATGGTAGGAGATGCTGCGGATTTTATAGGGCCTTACAGAAGATGGTTAAGAAGTTCGAAGAGTAAAGATTTTAGAACACTGTTTAATGTTAAACCATTAGATGAAGGAGATCA